TCGGACATGCGAACGGTGGCGCGGCAAATCGAAGGTTTGCTCGATGATGACGGGCATTACAACCCGAATCCCGATCAAATCAGTCGTGGTCATCCCGATTATGTCGAGGGTGACGATTCTCGCGCACAATCCCCGGATCGTGATAACCGAGGCCGCTTCAAAAAAGCTGCGGCGGCCGAAGATACCGGCGACGATACAGCCGGACCCGATGACGATGAAACACTCGACATACCAGCAGCACGCGATGATTCAGACGAGGACACCAAAACCGGTGACACCGACGAGGATCTAGCAGCATCGGCAAGCGATGACGCCAAAACCGAGGACGAAGAAACCGGCGACAACATCGACACGTTGCAGGGGTTTGCGGAAGCACTTGAAATGTCTATTGACGATTTCAAGGCGGCAGTTACGCATACCTTCAATGCAGCGGACGGTGAAACCACGGTCACGCTTCAAGAATTGGAAAAAGGCTACCAAAAAGATGCCGATTACCGTAGGAGTACCGCGAAACTTGCAAATGATCGACAATTAGCAGAGCAGGAATTTGTTGGGCGGCAACAAAACTACGAGCAGCAGAATCATTTTCTTGCTGCGCAGTTACAACAAGCTGAAAACATCGTAGCAGCCGAACTCAATGATCCCCGCTTGGCCGAACTCCGCGAGAGCGACCCCGCCGAATGGACGGCTCGACGCGACGAGATTGGTCAGCGACTTGGAGGTTTACGCAACTCTCGCATTCAAGCAGCACAAGCGTATGAGCAGTTTTCTTATAACAACAAAGCACAATTGCGTGCGCGTGAGGAAGCGGCTTTGCTTGAGTCGATACCGGATTTTGGTAAGTCACATCGAGCGACGGCCCGCGATCTCATGTCTACGCTCGGATACTCAGCACAGGAAATTTCCGAAGTTTTCGATCATCGTGTCATTAAAGGAGCGGTCGAACTTGCTGCCTTGCGATCTGAGGTTGCCGAACTGCGTTTGCTTAAAGAGCAAGCCGGCGACACAGTAAAGCGAGTCAAAAAGGATATTCCCAAGTTGATGAAACCGGGCAAGCCACTTAACAAGCCTCGCGTAAAGCGCGACAATGTTACGAGGCTGAGAGAACGGGCGCGTAAATCTGGCAAACTTGACGATGCTGCACGGCTAATCGAAACAATGATTTGAGGTAGTTATCATGGCAGCAACAAACTTCGACCGGTTCGATCTCGCAACGTCGGGCGATAACGCTCGCGAGGATCTTACCGATGTAATCTATAACATCAGCCCGACAGAGGTTCCGTTACAGGCGAATGCAGGGCGTGGCAACATGTCCAACACGTTACACGAGTGGCAAATCGACGAACTTGCTGCTGTGGACACGAGTAATGCAGCTATCGACGGAGCCGCTTTTGGAACAGACAGTTCTGACGAGGCGCAACGCATCGGTGTGTTCGCGCAAATCTCGATCAAGTATCTTGCAGTGTCAAGGCGAGCGAACATCGTCAACAAAGCAGGAAGAAAATCAGAATTGGCTTACCAAATCGCTAAAAAAGGCAAGGAACTTCGGCGTGACGTTGAAGCAATTGCCACGTTGAATCAGGCGACATTGCAGGGCAATTCCACGACTGCATCGTTGTCTGCTGGACTTGGGGCATGGTTGAAAACCAACACCGCTCGCGGTGCGCTTGGTGCTGATCCTGCGCTGTCCAATACCACTTTCGGCGAGCCGACAACTGCGGCAACCGATGGTACGCCCACGGCTTTAACAGAAACGAATCTGTTATTGATCTTGAAAGAAGCGTACGTTCAGGGCGGAAACCCGAACATGTTTATGGTTGGTCCGACCGTTAAGCAGCGGTTTTCCAATTACATGTTCACCGCCGCTGCCCGTATTTCAACGCAATTCCAAGATCAAGGCCCGACGAACAAAGGCGGGATCTCAGTGGTAGGTGCTGTTGATGTGTACGTGTCCGATTTCACGGTTATAGATATCGTGCCAAATCGTTTCCAACGGGAACGTGACGGGTGGATTCTTGATACCGAGTATTGGGAGATCGCGTATCTCGACGGCTACAAGACGGAAACCATTGCGAAGATTGGCGATGCTGAAAGGCGTCACATTCTGGTCGATTGGGGTTTGGTGTCACACAACGAGGCCGCCAGCGGTGTTGTTGCAGACATTGACGAAACGACAGCGATGGTTGCATAAGTAACCCAACGCGGAGGCAATCGGCCGGCTTCGGCCGGCCGATTCAATCCCGCAGGAGCAATCCAATGCCACGACTAAAAATTAAACAACTGGAAGATAGAATTGCGACCGCCGGCCTTTTCATGGGCGGTGGTCCCGAGCGACGCAAGTTGCAACCGGGCGAGATCATCGACATACCCGAAGATTTTGAAACTGGTATGTACGATGGTAAGGGTTTGTTCGATGCTATGTGGGCAACGGGCAAAGTTGAAATGACACCGGACGCGGCAACGCGACCGATTGATTTTCAAGATATCCTCGAAGCAAAACACACTTCCCCGACGTTTAAGAGCCGTGGCGACGATGACAAACGAAATGTCGAAAAGGCGCTCGCCGCAGTAGCGGCGCGCATGGCAGAAACGTCTGAGGCGCAGTCGCAAGCTGCATCGCCCGCCGATGACAAACAGCCCGAGCCGCCCGATGATTCGCCTGCGGTGACAGAAATTCCACCGCCGAATCCCCGCGCTGCTCGAAGGGCTGCACTACAGGCGGCAGACAGTGGCACAGAGGTTTCTACTTGACGTTTCACCAACGGGCATAAGGCACGAGGTTGAAATAGACCACGACGGCGATGAATTAACGCTGATCGAACACATGCCCACGCTTGTTGAGAAGGAAATTCTCGACAGCAATCAACGCTTGCGCAGTCTGCACCAGCGTAAATCTAACTTCCAACACGCGTCGCGTATTCCATTACTGCTGTGGACTCAGTGGAAAAAGGAATGGCGCGAAAAATGGCGTGACACGTACACGTGGCCCACATTCGAGGTTATAAAACTCAACAGTCGCGAGTTTTGTAATTTCCGCACCGGCAACAAACGCAGCGCGTTTGGTAAAAAATTATGACCACGCTGTTGAAACTTAAACAGAGTGTTGATTCGTGGTTGTCGCGCGATGATGTTGCTGTAAGCGGAACCGATTTCGACATAATTCTGCTACTGGCGGAATCAGAGATTGCAGTTGATGCTCGTGCGGTTGTACAGGAAGCACAGACAACGCTCGTATTCGACGGCCGCGCACAAGACTTGCCGGCGGACTACTTGCAGGAACGTAACCCGTTCATTGATGACAACGTGCGCAAGATTGCATACATGACGCCAAAGGCACTCCGCGAGGATGGGCCGTGGCAAACCGGTCGTACTGGCGCGTTCTACACGCTCGAAGGCGGCGGCGGAACACCGCCCGATGATCGCGTGCAAATGATTATTGCCGCGCCGGCGAGTGCAGCCACGACGCTTTCAATTATTGTGAATTATTACAGTCGTTTTGCTGGCATGACTGACGATGCCGATACGAATTGGTTGCTGCAAAATCATTTCAACATATATCTGTACGCGACGTTGCGCGCGGCGGCCGAGTACATTCAAGAGGATATATTAGAGGATCGCTACAAGGGCAAATACGATCAGGCCATTGCGAAATTTACTGTGCATGAAAACCGTAAGCGGTTTAGCGCGATGCCGAAGCAAGCCTATAACTCACCGAGGGCCGTTGTGTGACTACGCAAGCGCAAACAGTTCCGTTTGGTGAATGGTTGCCTGATCTGCCGGCGCACATGAACGCGGGCGCATTGATCGCGGAGAATGTTATTCCGCAAATTCAAAGTTATCGTGGATTGAATAGCCTTTCATCATTCACTGACGCATTGACGGCGGCTTGCGTAGGCACATTTTGGGGCCAAGATGACAGCAATGTTGTGTTCAACTTTTGTGGAGATTTCACGGATCTGTACCGCCTCGATGGCGGCGATACGTGGACAAGTGTAAACCGGTTGGTCGGCGGTGATTACGCCGCTGGCAATTGGGAATTTACCAAGTTTGGCGACCGGGTAATCGCTGCAAGCATAGCCGATGACCTTCAATTTTATGACCTAAATACAAGTTCGGAGTTTGACGATTTACCCGGTTCGCCACCTAAAGCAAAAACGATTGCAACTGTTCGCGATTTTGTCATGCTCGGTGATATTCCTAGTCTCGGGCCGAGTTTTATTCAGTGGTGCGGTTTTAATAATTCCGAACTGTGGACACCGAGCCTAGCGACGCAATCTGACTTTCAGGAATTATTCGGCAGATCCGGTCGCGTGCAACGAATTGTACCGGGCGAGTTTGCAGTTATCTTTTGCGAACATTCGATTTTCCGCGCGGATTACTCGGGGCCGCCAATTATATTTCAAATTGACGAGGTAGAACGTAAGCGTGGCACGCCGGCCCCGAACTCGGTCGCGTGGACCGGCAACAATGTTTTTTATTACGGTTGGGATGGTTTCTATGTATTTGACGGATTACAGTCTCGGCCGATCAGTCACAACCGCGTGTCGAAATGGTTTGAACAGAACGCCGGCGCCGATGCGCTCGACACAATGCGCGCGGCTATTGATCGCATTAACCGGCTTGTTATTTGGGCGTTCAGTTCAACATCGTCAGCAATACAGAATGACCGTCTGATTATTTACAATTGGGGCGCGGATAAATGGAGTTACGCAAAACTCGACACCGAAGTAATTGACGAGTTTGTGTCGGCGGGTTTCGCGCTTGATGATCTCGATGTACCGTTGCCGGCCGGTATCGACACCGATTCAATCAATGTTGATTCGACGCAGTTCATTGGCGGCATTGTCAACTTGCAAGCATTTAACCCGAGTCACGAAGCGGCGACATTTGACGGCACGCCGTTAACTTCAATTATTGATACCAAGGAAATCAGTTCGCCGGATGGCGCTCGGATGATGACAAATAGTGTGCGGCCGTTAGTTGAGGGCGGGCCTTCAACCGTTATTACGGTGCAGGTTGGCACACGTAACGGCTTGCAAGAAAACGTGAATTTTTCGACTGCCAAAGCGACGAATGGTTTTAATGGTGAAATGTCATGTCGGCATAATTCACGGTATCAACGATTTCGTTTGAATATAACAGGTGGCTTTGATCACGCGGAAGGCGCGCGACCAAGATCACGGCTCAGTGGAGGTAAACGGTAATGAGCGGATCGAGCGGATTCAGCGGTGGCTACCCGCAAGCGTGGCGGAACTTGCAACAGAATGCGGCGACGCCGGCGACAACGACGGCACCGGGCGAGGTTCCGGGCGAGCCGAACAATCCGAATTACGGGCAAATGGGTCAATACAACACGTTGGCGCAGGACATGTCTCGCAACGTGATGGGCAATTCTAGTTTCGGTGGCGGCAATTTCCAGTATCAACCGTACGGGAATCCTTTTAGCGGGCAGTCGATGGGCGGTATGGGCGGTTGGGGCGGACCACAACAGCAACAGCAAATGGGCCAAGGCTACATGCCGCAGCAACAGCAAATGGGCGGCGGTTACGGGCATTACGGCGGGGTGCCGGGAACTATCGGCGGCTTTGGTGGATACCAAGGGCAGGGACAAAGCCCCTTTGGTGGCGGCGGCTACGGCGGCCGGGGCGGCGGATTCGGTGGACGCTACGGCGGCGGCGGCATGGGCGGCGGATATGGCGGCATGGGCGGCTACGGCGGTATGGGCATGGGCGGCGGTATGGGCGGCTACGGCGGCAGTCCGGGGGGCGGCGGCATGGGCGGCGGATATGGCGGCATGGGCG